GGCCCCGGCCTCGGGCGTAGGCGGCCTCGAGGCTGTCAACGATGGACGGCACTAGCGGGGTGAAGAACCAGCAGCCTTGAGCGACGTCCCAAGTCGGTTGGACGTCAACCAGCCAGCCATCGCCGACCAGCTCAGGTTGGGCGGTGGCGTTGGAGACGATCACGGGTGTTCCGCACGCCTGGGCCTCAATGGCGGGGATGCCGAAGCCCTCGCCTCGGCTGGGCTGGAGCAGCACGTCCGAGGCGGTGTAGATCGCCGCTAGGGCTTCCTTCGGCACGCCCATGCGGTACGAGTAGGAATCGACGATGGCGACTCGATCGCCGGGCACGCCCGTCGCAGCCATCAAGGCCCGCAGGTCAAGGCCGGTCATCGCGGGACTGGGCTCGGTGTGCAGATAGAGCCAGACGTCTGGGTGCTGCTGCATGAACATGCCGGCGGCGAGAAACGATTCAGCGAAGGACTTGCGGTCTACTTGTCCTTTGTTCGCCGAAATCATGGTGATGCACCAAGCGTCGTCGGGGACGCCCATCCATTGCCGTGCCGGCACGGCGCCGTCGCTGCCCTGCATCAACTCGGTCGGCTTGAACACGGTCGTGTCAATGGCGTGCGGGACGTACAGGGTCTCGATGTCGTGGCGCTCAATGGCGTCCTTGCCGAACTTGCTCATCGCAATCGGCGTGACATTCGGGCGGGACAGCCATTGGATGACTGGCACGGGCGCCGGAAAATGGTCAATCGGGACCCAGGAGGCGACGCGTTCAACAACGTCCCAACCGCCGCCCTTGAAGACCCAGCAGTCAAACAAGGTGATGACGAGCGCCTGGCGCCCGGTGGGTCGGCCAAAGTCCATCGCGTAAGCGGGGATGACGTCGTTGGAGTAGACGTCGAGGCCGCGAGGGTAGAGCGGGATGCCTTCCCACTCCATCATGGAGCCTTCGAGGCCGTAGTTGCAGGCGACTGCTACTTCGTGCCCGGCTTGCTTGAGCCGGCGCGTGAGCTGCTGCGTTTGTTCGCCGTAGCCCGTGCTGACGAACGGGGCATTTGAGGCGACAAGGATTCTTGAACGATCAGTCCGAGGCGCAGCAGGATCTCCCGCTCGGGCGGCGGCACGTCGAGCGGGGTTCCCAGAACGTGCCGCGTTACGGGTTCGCTTGTCTTTCGTGGCATGGGCCACCGTTTCTCCTTGGGGTGCGCAGGGGGTGTGACAGGCCCCGCCCCCCTGCGCAAAGGCGGGGCCTGTCACGTCTGGGGTGCCTCAGATCAGGCGGTGCCGCCCACGAAGTGCTTGACGTGGGACGTCTGCGGCAGGTTGCCGTCGACGCGGATCTGGAAGCGGAGGGTGACCTGGCCGGTGTTGAAGGCGAAGTCATCCGAGCGGGCGACGTCAATGCCGCCCACGGTGCGGACGTAGTACGACGGGAAGTGACCCGCGAGCACGGACTTAGCCGCAGAGCCGACCGACGCCATCGCTGGATTCTCGATCAGCGGATACCCCAGCAGGGTATCGGCCTGTCCCGGCTGGATCGTCGGGATGTACACGTAGTCGCCGTTGCTGGTCTTCAGCTTGCGCATGGCGCCGATGCTGGAGCCGTTCGCCATGATGCCGAAGCCGGGGAGGCGGCGAGCTGCACCGTCGAGGGAGTAGACCAGGTCGATGAGGTCGTCGGCGGTGAAGTGGCCGGTGCCGGCGGTCGCGGTGGCGGTGCCACCGGTCTTGCCAGCGCTGGAGGCGACCACGATGCCGTTGGGCTCGGGGGTCGCGGCGGTGCCCAGCGTGAGCCGGTCGTTGACCTTGTAGCCGATGGCGTTGCCGGCCTGCTGGCCGAGGAAGCCGATGACGTCGATGTTGCTGTCGGCCAGGAACTCCTGCGAGACCTGCACGATGAAGGCGTACTTGTAGGCCTTGAGCGTGGTCTTGCCGAAGCCCGGGTCGGACTCGTTGATGGTGTCGGCCTCAGCCTCGTAGCCAGCGGTAGACCACGTTGCCAGCGACGGAAGAACCAGATCCTCACCCGAAGCGGTATTCAGGATGGTGACGACGCTGGGGTCGAGCATGGGGCCGACGAGGCGGGCCTGGTCGATGACAACGTCGGAGAACGACGTGGGCACCGGGGCGTTGGACGTCGACTTGGCAAGGTCGCGCTTCTCAAACTTGAACGAGTGCGCGCGGCGCTCGCCAGCGAGCAGCGAACGGAGGATGTCGGCGTCGGTCTCGGCTGGCGCGGTGCGGGCCTCAACCGGGCGGACGACGTCCTCGAGACCACGCATGGACTCGGCGATCTCGCGCTCACGCTTCTCAGCCTCAAGCAGCGTGTCAATGGTGGCGCGCTTCTCGTCGAGCTCCGCAAACGTGCGGTCGACGAACTCGCGCTCCTCGGCGGACAGGTCGCGGCTCTCGGCGGCGGCCTCGTCCATCTTTGCCTTGGCTGCGTGGTAGGCCGACTGGCGGTCCTCCACGAGCTTCTTCAGGTACTCGGACAACGTAGTTCACCCCTTTCTGGGGTCTCGGTTTGGAATGCGCAGGAGGTTTCATTTGCGATCCCGCCGAGGCTCCTCAGAGCGGGGACCTAGCCGCGGCTCTCGCGGCTAGGAAGTCTTAGGCCTTGAAGGCCAGGTCAAGCTTGGTCTTGAGCAGGTTGATCTCGCTGGGGTCGTGGGCGACCGGCTCGACCTCGGGCTCGGCCTGCGGCTCCGGCGACAACTTCGCCACCACCGCGGACAGCAGCCCGGCCTGGTCGAGTGTCAACGTCGCCCCACGCTCAAGGGCCTCAAGCGCGCCGTTCAGCGCGTCAGCGTCCTCGCCGGTCTTTTCCGCCAGCATGTCCAGCGAGCGCACCGCGGCAGTCGTGCTGGTGTAGGCCGGAAAAGTTACGATGCTCGTTTCATGCAACCGGACCTGCTGCAAGGTGCGCTGGCTGCCGTCCTCGCTCCAACTGTCTCCGCCGCGCGGCACGGAGAAGCCGAAACTCATGGAGTCAATCACGCGAGGGTTGCCGCCGCCGCCTAGCAGCACCGCCAGGTCTCGGCCATCGCTGGTGTCAGGCAGCGTGGCCTTGACAAGTAGGCCCCGTCTGTCTTCCTCAAGCGTCATCGTCTTTGACCGAGTAGAGGCCAGCGGGCGGGCCGGGTCATGGTTGACGAGCAGGAAGACATTGTTGCGGGACTTGAGCGACCGCGAAAACGCGCCTGGTGCGATGGTTTCGCGGAATGGCAAGGGCTCGGAAGGTGAATTGAAAACCGCCGCGTATCCCTCAAAGCTCATACCTTCGGGGGCTTCGCGGACCTCAAGGTCGTCAACCGTGAACGTGCGAGTTTCCATCTTGCTCATGTCAGTCCTCACTTGCCGGGTAGGCAGACTGGGGATCGTCCGGCGCGATCTGCGAAATGCCCTGCAACATGACCGAAGGCAGGCCCGTGTGCGTAATGCTCGGCAGGCCCATCGCCTGCATGGTTTCGGCCGGATCGAAGCCAGCCGTGATAAGCCGCTGCGCCATAAGTACCTTGCGGTCCTCCGCGACAACGCCAGAGTCTTGAATGTCAATGTTGGCAAGAGGAACCCGTGGCGTATCCCCATTCTCTACCGGACGGAGATCCATAAGGCCACGCACATCATTGACTGACAGGTAACCTGCTTGGAGTCCTGTTGAAAATACCTGGGCTTGGGTTGCGGAGTCTCCGCGAAGCAGCCCGTCCATGTTGACACGCAGGAAAGCATCGCCCGGCAGTAGCCGGTTGTGGGCTTCCTCGATGGCGGCGATGAGCGGGGTAAGTGAGTAGCGGGTGAACTGGATCGCGTTGTGCTCGACCGATGCGTAGGACATGGCGCCGGGGGTGTTCAGTCCGATCATGGACGGCGGCACGCGGAACACCCGCGCCACTTCCTCGACCGCGAACTGGCGGCTCTGCAACATCTGAGCCTGCTCGCCATCCGAGCCAGTCTTCGTGAACTTTGCCCCACCAGACAGCACGCCGGGACGGTGAGCCTTCTTGAGACCCTTGTGCCCGGCCTCAAACGAATCGACCAGATCCTTGGCTTGCTCCTGCGTCAGATTGCCCGGGAACTCGATGATGCCGGAGGTGTTGGCGCCGTTGGAGAAGTAGCGGGAGGCGAACTCGTCCAGAGCCTTGGCGAGCCCGAGGGTCTGCTTTAGCTCGTCCACGCGGCTGACGCCCTTGAGTGAGCCGGGCCGGCGCATCTCGGGAATGTAGAGAACGTCCTCGCCGGGCAGGATTGCCTGGCCGCCGTCGATCACGAATTCGCGCAGCCGCGTTCCCGGGTTTCGGCGAATGTCCACGCGGGTCGGGTCAAGCGGCTGGAGCGCCACAATCTCGCCCGCACCGTTGCGAAGGATCTGCACGACCGCGCCATGGGACAGCAGCATCGAGACCACGATCTGCTTGTAATACTCAATGCGGCTTGAGCCGGGGCCCTCGGGTTCGTACACCCAGGCAGGCCGGGGACGGAAAGGAAGCCGGTTGCCGTCACGGCGAATGAACGTGTCCACCGGCAACGTCG